ACTTTATGTTTGCGGCACCCAGGACCAGGCCGATGAACACGTGCAATCGATTGGAACACTACTTGAAGGGATGGGGATTGAAAGGGCGCTAACCAGGTATGGAAACTCGAAGGGATGGCGCCACAACCGGTTAAGAACCAAGGGTGGATTTAACATTGCCGCTTACGGTCTTGACGTTGCTTCGCGCGGAATCAAAATCGATCACTACCGGCCTGATCTGATTATCTTTGACGATATTGACGAGGGAACGGACACTCCGGACAAGACCGCTAAGAAAATCGACGCCATCACTAATAAAGTGCTCGGAACGGGGTCGGTTGATTTTGATGTTCTGGTCGTTCAAAACCTCATCCATGAGAATTCCGTCGTTTCTCAGCTTTCGGACGGGCGCGCGGGCTTTTTGCTTAATAGAGTCTGTCACGAGCCTGAACCGGCCGTTCGCAACCTTGTAACTGAAGAATATACGGCGGCTAATGGCAGTCGACAGATACGGATTTTAAGCGGCGAACCCACCTGGGAAGGCCAAAGCCTTGCGGTTTGCGAAAGGACCCTCAATAAGCTCGGGATGCGAGCATTCAAGATTGAGTGTCAGCAGGAAGTTAAGGGCGCCGGTGGTTTCTTCTTCGATGAAAAACGCCTAGAAGCCTGGAGCGGCGAACTGCCTCGTCTTATCCGGTTCTGCAGGGCTTGGGACCTAGCGGCCACTGAAGGCGGGGGGGATTATACGGTTGGCGTTCTGATGGGTCTTGCGCCGAACGGGATGCTTTTTGTGCTGGATGTGATCAGAATTCAGTTTGAATCTCACAAGGTCAGAAAGTTAGTCGATGATATCGCCGATTTGGATAAAGAGTTATGGGGCGATGTTAAAGTTCGTCTTCCTCAGGATCCAAGCCAAGCAGGAAAGGACCAGGCGCGGAGTTATAACAATCTTCTGGCTGATAGCGACCACATCATTAAAGGCGTTCGGGGCAAGAAGGCTAAGCGGTCTGAGAATTGGCAGGATAAAGTCAATGGCGGAAACGCAAAACTTTTCCTTGCACCCGGCTATGAAGAATTTAAAACGGTTCGAAAAATCCCACTGGATTGGTTTTTCACCTTCCGGGAAGAGCATCGGCTTTTCAGGGAAGACGAGAAGCATGAATATGACGACCAGGTGGACGCAAGCGCTGACTGCGCAAATGAGTTAGTGGGCGGCAACTCAAAGTTTATATCGAGCTCAGCGCAACAGACGAACGCAAGCAATGTGCGGACAACCGTCCCGGTTGGGCTAAGAAGGGTTGAAGCGGCCACGCCGACTAAGCAGAACGAAGGAAGGTTGATTGTAAGAAGATGAGAGCATTTCCAACCGTTCCTAATGGTGTTGCAAGACGCGGAACCTACGTGCTCACTGATCAGGGCGCGATTACGGATTCTGGCGCGATTACCGCTTACAGACCCGCGCAACACAGCAAGCCGCCAGGGATGCTGAAGCGCATTAACCGGGTGGTTGAATCGATGCGCGGACGGGTTTTGCAGCCTGATGTTACGACCCAGCAAGGTTCTGCAGCCGCTTCACCGACGACCTATTATCAAACACTTTGGCCTCAAAGATTCGAGAAGGCGCAGTACATCGAAGATTGCTACGACCAGTGGTTCAACGATCCGGCATGCCGCAAGGCCTGTAATATGTTTGTGATGGAGGCTGTCCGTGGTGGAGTGCGGATTCTTGTCCAGGGTCAGGATTCGATGTCACGCGATGCTCAGGATATCGCCGATAGCTATGTGAAACTTTGGCCGACTGCTGGTGGCCCCTTGGACGGCATCAGCCTTCAGGGCGGCGGACTATGCGCGATGATCGCGGGTGAATTCTGGCCGCAGGCGGCGATTGCTGGAAACCCGCTTAGGCAAGACGGCTATATCGACCATTTTCTAAACCTGCCGGCCGTTGGCATGGAGCGCAAGACCGATGACGCCGACCAGTTTATCGACATGGCGAATGCTTATGGCCAGGTGGATACACAGACTTGGCAGGATATTGCGACGTTTCCGTTCTGGAGCGTGTTCAATGCTCGCTGGAACTGGATGCCAGGATCCAAGAATGGCAACCCTGAGATTTTAAGCGTAAGGCGACTGCGAAGGCTTCTCGAGTTGATGGAAGCGGCGAAGGTGACTCAGGTCCAAGTCCGTGCGCCAATGCGCTACCTGTGGACGTTTGGCGATAAGGATAACACGGCTTCAAGGTCCGAGCTTATGGATCTGATGGCGCTTAACGGCTTCGTTGAGGGCAAACGCGAAATATTCGATCCAACCGAGGTCGCCCGCGACTTTTTCAGCAACGGAATCGGAAAGGTTGAGGCCGTTCAAGGGGACAGTGGGATTGGCGAATGCGATCACTTAAAATATTTCCTTGACCGTGTGGCTGTTGGATGGCCAACACCCCGGGCTCTAATGAACCTTGGCGCGGAGAACATCAACCGTGATGTTTTGAAGGACATGACCCGGCAGTGGTTGAAGCAAACGCAAACCCTTAACGAGTTTCTTGATCTTCCGATTCTGCACTTCTTTGAGATTCAGCTTGCCTTGCAGGGCATCGATTACAAAACCCTCAAATACGACACGGTTTGGACAACAAGTAGCGCAGAGGACCCGCTCGACCAGGTTCAGACCCTAACCCTGCTTTACGACGCCGGCGCGATGTCTGAAAAAACCTTTGTATCCAAGTGTCAGCAGTTTACGGGCGTAACGGATATCGATGCTGAGATTGCTGAAATCCACAAGGATGCTGAACTGGCCACTAAGCAGGAACTGGCGAAGCAGCAAGCGGCCGCAAAGTTTAACACCAACGCCACCAACAGCGGAATCGGCGGCTCTCAGGCTGCCACAAAAATGAAAGGAATTCTAAACGGGAAGGGATCGACAAACTAACCATGATACGAACACTCTTAGAGCCATTAGGCATAAAAATCGTCCTCAAGCCACTTGATCCGATCGCAAAGACGGAAGGTGGCATCTACATTCCGGAGTCCGCACAGGAAATGCAGCAGGAAGCTGTTGTTTTGGCGGTGGGGTCTGGCAAGTTCGATCATGGCTCCTTTGTCATTCCAGAAGTGAAGCCCGGAGACATAGTGCTATTCAGCAAGTTTGCAGGTGCCGAAGCCGAAATTGACGGCATGAAGGTCCGGATCACCACCGAAGATCACATTTTAGCAAGGATCAAGAAGGTTGAGGTAGAAGACCCAACTGAAGATATCCAGGACCGAGAACCGGCCCTGACTAAGTAAAGGAGAAAGGACATGCCAAGAAACAAAGCCAATAAGCCCGGTTCAAGAACTCGGGTTGCGACTCCGAAAGCGCCTACGGCCGTAGCAGAGAAAGCGCCAGAAGTAGCGCCGATTGCTTCGCCTGCGGTTGTCGATGACTTGCGATTATCCAACGGGTTGACGGAAGGAAGGCGCGAGCCTTTCGAACCGCAGGATGCTCCCGATGTAGAAGTTGATCCAGAGGGTGGCGAGTTCGATCACATTCCCGTGCGAAAGCTAAGGGAGCGAGCTGTGCTTGCAGGTGTTGGGAGTGTTCCGACAAGTGCGACCAAGGCAGAGATCGCGGCAAAGATTCAAGCGCTTGGCGAGGATCCCGAGACCTTTAGAGGGTACAGGGCAGCTCCGAGCGTGGTCACTAATGGAACCACATGCGAGTTGCGCTACGACAACCTGATCATCACACTGCGTGATAATGGGCAGTTTGAAGTCAACGGCATCCTTTGCCCTGGTTCCGATATTGATACCTTCATTGGCGCGCTTGGCGGACTTGTGAGCGCGGCGGATGAGGTGTTTGACGGGATGCATGGTCATGCAGTAGCGCAGCGGTATGCAATCGAAGCCCAACTCGCCGAGAACCCCGACTTTGACGGCACGGTCACTCCTGAACCGGAAGACGCCGCGATTTCCGCAGAGTGTGAGCGGTTAGGCATCGTCGGCGCCATGAACAACGGGCTCAAGGTAACGACCCTTTGTGAGGCCTACGGGATCGCGCTAGGCAAGGACGACAAAGACGAGGATGGTCACCCCGTCCATTCACTTTACGATTACGAGACGCTTCGCGCCAAGGTGCTGGAAGCGGTGGAGAAGAAGCCTTTATGATTCCGTGGTGGGGCTGGGTTTTGATGAGCCCGGTTGCCTACTTCCTCGTCGGCTTGCTTTACGGGCTCTTTGCCGCCGCTACATGGAAATCGAGCGTAGCGCCTGAAATGGGGCTGATAATTTTGGCGTGGCCGGTGGTTTGGCTGATGCTTATCGGTAAAGGCATCTACCGGGCGTGGATGGGACTGCTCAGCGCTTTAACCGGCATCGCGCTAAGTAGACAGGAAGACAAGCGTCCAGCGCCCACAAAGCGCCGATTTGACGGCATCATGCAAGGAATAAGAGGCAATGCCAGATAGTCAGCGGGCCATTGCGATTGCGCAACTAAAACTCGCTTTGAAACTCTGGAGCAAAGACGTATCCGGCGATTTTCGGATCATGTCTTCCCGCGGCTTTCCCTACCTTGCTCACCGCGCAAAGAAGGGACTGCCCTGGCGATTCTATAAGCCTACCGAGAGGCAACGCGCAGTTCTGAATCACCTTCTATCACTTTAACTCAATGCTGCCCTAGCTACGGCCAGGGCGAACATCTCATTAAAAACCCAAATATAAGGAGGCCGCTTAACGGTGCCTAATACAAACCCAAACCCTCAGTTAATCTCGAATGTCGCCTACTCGCAGGCATCGGTATCGGTCCCTTCGACCGCGAGCTACCCCGTCAGCTTTTGGGCTGATGAGAACGGTAACGCCGTGCTTGCAGTAGTCAGCCCTGGCAACTCGGCAATAGTCAACGCACAGGCAGGATTCTTCTTTGCGGTTAGTCCGCAGGGTCAGTCTACGTTCACATGGAGCCCGGTTCTGCCGATGCAGGCGTATTCGCCGGTAGCGGGATCGAACTACCTTTCCAACTCGACACTTGGCAATAACACCATGTATATGGCGCCGTTCGATATTCCGGACGCGTTACAAGTTAGCGACGTGAACTTCTTTGCTTCAATCGCAACTGTGATCACTGCTTCGAACCAAACCGGTTCCGGCGCTTTGCAACTCAATGCGGCGATTTACCAGAAGGGAACTGGCACGGCTACGGACCAGCTCTCGCAGATTTGGAGTTCGAGCGCGGGTGTCACGTTTAGCTGTAGTTCGAACTCAAACTATTCCTTCACGTCTCCACTGGGCACGACGACTTTAGCCTCTTCCAACGCTTCAAACTACATGAAGAATAGCATTGGCGGCTACAGGCAGTTTGCTTTGCCGTTCGTGACAACGCTTGCGCCTGGCCGCTATTTTATGGCGGTGAACTTCAGCGGCACTAATGCGGATGGCTCCAACTCAATCGGTGCATCGATTGGGCAGGTGACAAACGCCAACCAGATCAACTATCAGCCATGGGGCGATACATCGGCCGCTTCAAATGTCGGCACTCCTGCTTTCCAGGAAATGCTCGGCACCTATTCGGCAACCACAACCGCGTTCCCCGCGACGTTGCCGGTTACGAGTTCACCGATTATCGGAATGCCAACGGCAACTATCCCTTACTTCAACTTCAGCGCGTTTGCTACGAACTTGTCTGAAGGCTAACTCATGAGTGAAAACGGACGAACATCCATGTTCGCCACGCTAGAGGCGGGCGGCAAGCATAACGAGAATATCGATGCTACAACCGCCCGCCTCATTGAGGCGGGTTCATGGAAAGACCAGAAGATTGTCGTGATTGTGCCGGCTGCATCTATGGTGCATGCTAAAGTTGCAATCTGCTGGATGAACCTCGCATTTCCGCCCAACCAGGCGCGGGTTCCATTTCTGGCGCAAGGGACCGAGGTCGGAGAGGCGTATTCGATCGCCATCGAGGCAGTTCTCGGCCACCCCGACCTTAGCCAGTGGCCTTATATTTTGACAGTCGAACACGATAACGTTCCGCCGCCGTTTGCTGTTATCGACCTGTTAAAGGCGATGGAAGAGCATCCGGAATACGACTGCATCAGTGGGCTCTATTTTACGAAAGGCGAAGGCGGCTGCGCTCAGATTTGGGGCAACCCGATGGAAACGCCTCTTAGTTTCAAGCCCCAACCTCCGAAGGCGAACGAGATCGTGGAGTGTTGCGGAACGGGCATGGGCTTTGCGCTGTGGCGTATGTCCATGTTCAAGGACGAACGATTAGCTAGGCCGCTTTTTAAGACCAAGCAGGGCGAAGCTGATGGCGGACTTGGTACACAAGATTTGGCGTTCTGGGCAGAAGCCAGAAAATACGGCTACCGGTGCGCGGTTGACTGCCGCGTGAAAGTTGGCCACATCGATACAAAGACAGGAGAGATTTGGTGATAGAAGCAGAAGACAGAAACCTCGTAATGAGTCCAGGGATCATCGAAGTAGCGAAGGCTTTGAAGATTGACCTTGGCTGTGGCAAGAACCGTAAGCCCGCTGATTGGGTTGGGGTTGATTCGATCCAGTTTGAAGGAGTTGACCAGGTTGTGGACTTAACAGGTCCTTGGCCATGGGCGGATAACTCGGTCGATGAAGCAAACGCAAGCCACATCATTGAGCACTTCACGCCAGAGCAAAGGTGCCACTTTGTAAACGAGCTTTGGCGTGTGCTAAAACCGGGCGCGAAAGCCTCCATTATTTGCCCCAACTGGGCGTCGAATAGAGCTTACGGGGATCCGACCCACCAATGGCCGCCCGTCTCTGATTTTTGGCTGCTCTATCTGAATAAGAAGTGGCGGATCGAGCAAGCGCCCCATACCGACTCCTCAGTTTTACCCTGGGGATTCGCCTGTAACTTCCACGTTCAAAACGGCTTCAATATTGACGATGAGACGGTGATGAAGAGTGACGAAGCGCGGGTTCTGCGGATGAGCCACTACATCAATACCTGCATGGACTTGGTGGCGACGTTCACCAAGCTTGAAGCCGATAACCTAGTCTTCTAACATTCCACGCAAAACACCCCTCCTGATAGCGGCCCTGGCATTTTGCCGGGGCCTTTTCATTTAGCGAGAACACGATGGCAGATTTAACAGCTAAAGACCGAAAGGACATCTCCAGCGAGGAGTTTGCGGTTCCTCCGAAGGACGGCAAGCCTGGCGCTTATCCGGTTCCAGATAAGGAGCATGCGGCACTTGCGAAGTCCGGGGCATCTCACGCGGAGCACGTCGGCAACATCTCTAAGTCCGAAGAAGAGGAGATCGATAAGAAAGCCGACGAGGTTTTGGCCGATGAAGCGGTTGACCTTGCTGCGCACGAAGCGGCCACGTCGACCATGAACGATAAGGCTTCCCCATCGGATGCGCAACTTATGGCCGGGAACTACCAGAAAGGTCACATTAAAGTTGGGCCGCTTCATATCTCGGTTGAGAATCCATCGGGATCGCGCCGAAGGCAGGAATGGCCACCCCTTAGCGACCATTACGGCTATATCAAGGGCACGAAGGGGCACGATAAGGACCACATTGACGCCTTTGTGAAGCCCGGAACGGATGAGGACCATCAAGGGCCAGTTCACGTCGTTAACCAGAACCACCCAGACGGCAGTTTTGATGAGCACAAGGCGATGGTTGGATGGCCGGATGCTTCAACCGCTAAGGCGGGATATCTTTCGAATTACATGCCGAACCAAGAGCAGAACATTCACTCGGTGGTTTCAATGCCGATGGATGAGTTTCACGCTTGGGCCAAGAGTGATGCGCCTTCACAGGGGCCGTGCATGCCTGCGCAGCCTGTGGCGCATGCGGTAGCCGACTGTGAGTGCGGATGCGGCGGAAAGTGCCACGAAGTGGCTGTAGACGAAGAATTGGAGGTTGTTGCGGATTGCTTTGCTCCCGCTGAGTTCGAGATAGTTCAGGACTCAGCCAGAGAAGGTGTTTTGGGCGTTGTTAAGCAGCCGATTACACGGGCGAACTTCAAGACCAAGAACGGCTACATCTACCGCAGCCCTGGCCCGCTTGATAAGGCTCTTGTCGAAGCTAACGACCGCTTTAAGCTAAAAACGATCCACACAGAAAAGCATCATCCCGCGCTGATTCAGGGTGCTTGCGATAGCAATGGTTGCGGGCCAAAGTTTGCGAACAACTTCGCCAACGTGACCGGAACCCCTTTAAGGGTTGAAGGTCCGGACGCGGCCGGTTGGGTTTATGGCTACCGTGAGATTGTTGATAGCCCCGATGGGCGCTCAGTCTTCCAGGCGATTAAGGACGGGAAGCCGATGCCCGTTTCCGTGCGGTGGCTCTTCAAGGCAAACCCGCTAACCAAACAGCCCGACGTTTTACACCTTGTTACCTGGGATGACGTTCTTTCACCCGCAGTCCATGGAGCTGGCTCCATGGCTGTGATCATGGACGATTTTGAAGACCCTGGCAGCATGACCGACCCAAGACCCGAGGACAAAGACGGACTCGGCGAACCATTTTATGGTGTGAACCGCAACACCGTGAATCCATACGATTCGCATAACGCGAGTCCAGAAGTGGACAAGATAGCGGCGGACGCGAGTCCGGCAGTAGACGGCGCCTTAGAAGCGCATTCAAAAGGAAAACCAAAAATGAACGAAACATTGAAAACCGTTCGCGCTTTTGTGACAGCGGCCACCACGGGCGCGCCTAAAGCCGAACTCTTAAAGACAGTCAAGGCGGCAACCGGAGCGATCCTGGATGCCTATAACGAAGGCGACCCCGAGGTGCCTGCGTATGTTAAGAGTCTTCTTAGCGGCTGCAAGGTCGTAGCGGATTCGATGGACGCCGCCTATCACTCTGGCGTTAAGGGCCCGGTTGTCGAGCTTGGCAACATGATCGGTGCCGATCCTACAGTTGGATGGGGGCCTGACCTGCGGGATGTTCCAGACAACGATAACAAGACGGAAATGCGAAATCTTCAGCAGAAGACTTCCACGGCCGTTAAGGGGCTGGAAATCACGGCTGACGAAGAGGCTCAGGCAGCGGAAACCAAGCGAGTGGAAGATGTTGAAGCCAAGATGGACGAGTTCATTCGCGGTGGTCACCCGATTTCGATGATGGACAAGGACATTCGCGGCCGAATCGCTGCTCACGTGAAGCGGGTTGCCAAGGATGCCGACGACGTGAAAGCAGTTCTGGACGAGGCGGTTAAGCCGTTCAGCCGCGATAGAGCGGTTGAGAACCTTATCGGACTTGGCTTTACAGGCGTGAACGTTCTGACCACGACCGTTACGGATGAGGCGAATCCCTCCAACGTGACGAACGTGCGAGAAGTTCGCCCTGGCATGGCAGCGGTTGACCGCTATCTTGCGGCAATGGACGAGAGTTTGAAGAAGGGCCCCATGGCAAACGATGGGCTTACCCCGAACTTTAACGATCCGTCGACCTTGACGCGAAGGACTTACAACCGAAGGGTGATGGATCCGATCCTTGATGAGTGTTTCGATATCCAGTACGGGACAACCGGCGGTCTTAACGCGATCTCCGATTCATCGGATCCATGGGATACGGTCACGAAGGAACTCAATGCGGTTGCCCAAGCTGACTCTTACACCTCGGCTCTTGCTCAGGTTCCGAACCAGCCGACCATCTACCGGGCTATGCTCACTCAGGCATTCCAGGACCAAAAGGCGCTCAAGTTTGCTGGCGCGGTTGGACCGGGTCAAGCTGGGAAGGCTAGTTCAGGATGGGAAGTCAAGACAGGCTTTGGCCGCGTCTTTAAGGTTCCTTATGAGAGCTACACCGACCCGACGGCCTACGGCTTCCAATATGGCGGCTTAGACTTTGGGCTCACAAACCCTGAGAACGCCGGCGTCTATGAGGGCACCGTTGATTATTTCTGGGATACATTCTTCCCCTTGTGGCGAAGCGTTGCAACCTCGTCCACGATCCAGGCAATCAAATCGATCGGCAACGGTCCTTTAAACCTCGATCTGAACGGACGCAACATTTGGCACTCTCAGGCAAGGAAGAGCCGGACCATCGACATGGGCATCAGTAACGAGATGTTCCGCGTCGCTTTGGAGTATGCCGTTACCGCGAAAACCAACGAGACCTACACTTCTGGAAATAACGGACTGGCCAACCAGACAGTGTTTGGAAACGGCGCTTCGACGGTTGTTCCCGGCCAGGTGACAGCTTCCGTTATCGTGAACCTGAACCCAACCAAGATTGCAAGTGCGGCAGTTGCTTTCACGAGCGGCGCGCCCACTGACGACTACGCCATCTATCCGAATCCCAACGTGACCCCTTCGGGCTCGGGTGTGATTCCGATTGGCGCGGTAAGACTGCTTGCGGGCGCTGCGGTCGGCGTCAACTCAGGGACCTACTTCGGAACCAACGGGCAATCGAAGAATCCTGTCGTTCCGCCTAGGGCTCAGCTCACGCTAACAAGCGGCGGCGCTGACTCGAACTCGACACTTAACCCGATTAGCGTTTCCGCTCCTGCCGGCGCGGTTCTAGGCTATCTTGGCAGCGACGGATATATCTATTCGTCTCCTGGCACGTCGGCCACCTATGCGGTTGACTATATGAACGGTGTTATCGTGTTCGCGTCGGGTGTTAGCCAGAACAGCAACGTTCTTGGAACAACTATCACCGCCTCGTACAGCTATAGCACGAACTTTGACGTGTTCCCGCTGCAGCCTTCGATCAACGGACTCGCTGGCCTTGCAACCGGCGAAACGCCTCCTGCGTTTATGGCCCGGTTCCTTGCCCAGTTCGACTTCACGGCTGGCAATATGGCGGCGTGGCCAAGATTCGTAGCTCCTGATATGGCGCTGATGTCCACGACAATCAGCCCCAACATCACGGAGGCGACGACCTTCTATAAGCTGAACTCACCTGATGGTACAGACCTGTATCCAGATGAGGAGTTCTTTGCGATCCGCAATGGCGTTGCGATGGCCAGGACCAATACTCCTTTGTTCGTCGGCGACACGGGCATCCTTCTTACGAGACGGTTCAGCACGAAATACGTGATTGACACGCCTTACGAGACAAGGGGCCCGGTTGTGAAGTACGACTCGAACGGAAACGTTATTCCCGGAGAGGCCTACTACGGCGCTGAGAACTCGGCTATCTGCACTCCGCAGGTGAAGAACTCAGTCGGCACGCTCATCAACCCTGTCGGACGCATTCTGCTTACGCTTCAAGGCGGAAAGCAGTCTTGTGGCCTTCCTAACTAGGGATCCACGTAAACGGCCCCTCGCACGTTAAGCGCGGGGGGCCTCCTGTTTTAGATTTACAGATATGAACGTTCCCAACTTCACCACGCAGCTTGCGAACTCGCTTGGCGATCCCACCAATGCGACCTATAGCAGCACTTTGCTACAAACAGCGATGGTGATTGCGGTTGGTTCCTATGGCCGGTGGCGAAAACTGGAGCGGCAATTTGGAACTGGCCATATTTATGAGGCTGTTACGGCTGGAGCAAGTACGGTGCTTATTGCCGGTGGCCCCTGGGTGGTTGGGCAGGAGATTTCCGTGATGGATTCCTATTCAGGAGTTGAGACTTTTACAGTTAACGCGATTGCGGCCGGAACGCCTCTTACGAACTGGATCGGCGTCCCCACACTGGTTACGATTTCAGGAATATTTGCAAATAACCACGCGGCCGGAATCTTTGTAAACCAGACCAACGCGGGACTTACGCTTGTTGCCGGCCAATCTAACTATTTTCTAGCAAACGATTTTAGCGCTTTCGAGAACAGGTCCTGGGATATCGCCAATGGATCCAGGGCATGGGTTAAGAGGCAGGAAAGCTTTTACGATGGTGCTTACCGGATGTCTGATTTGCTATCAGGCGTCGGGGAAGGGCAATCTCAAACGTTTGGCGGTATCTCCACGGGGAACGGGTATGCAGGGGTTCCGAATGCGACCGGGATCACAAATATTCCTCAGAATGCGAGTACGGGCACCGCTTATGATATCTTGGCCGGGAACCCCCCTCAGCTTGTGATAAACCCTGTGCCCCAATCGTCGGCGTTCTTGCAGTTCAACTATTATGGTGAGCATTTGCCGGAAACGGTTCCGGATGCAGATGTGGACGCCGTTATAGATGCGGCAACGGCTGTTGCGGTTGCTGCGATCGCGCAGGGCTATGGCGGCATTACTGATGCCCAGATCGGGGAAGACAAGTTTATGTATTCGGTGACAATGAAGACCCTTGTATCCATTGCGGACGAAGCCATGAAGCGCTTTGATGTGAAGATTAGGAAGCGCCCGTTTATGATCACAGGTTAACGCGATGGCTACCGGATTTTCAGATGCACAGTTAACGGCTTACCGGGCGGTTGTCGCTAGGTCTTTTGACCTTACCGGTACCCAACTTCAGCGAATAACGGGCAAAAACGTGGGCGGGGGGCCTTCGGTGACCTTCAATAGCACCAACACGCAAATTCCTCTCCACGTTCGTCCAAACAAGCGTTTCCCGCAGGAGAGTGAACAGTCAGGCGTTATGGCCGCTGTGAGGCGGTTTGACGTCATTGCGCCCTGGAACACGGTCGTGAGCGTAAAAAACCGCTGGGCCGTTAACGACGGGGAAACGACGACTGTTTCTGCGGGCGCGAGTTCTACGGTCCAAACATTAGCATCGGTCGCCGGGATTGTCAAAGGCGCATGGCTTTGGTTTGAGACGGCTCTTGTTTGCGCTCAGGTTGTTTCTGTTTCGGGACTTACGGTGACGCTTGCCAGTTCAGTAGCCACGGTCACAAACGAGGCGGTGCAGATGACGACCCTTTACGAGATCAACGGGCAAGATAGCGGAAAGAGCTTTACGCTGAAAGTTATTTGCGATTGTGATTTGATCGATGACGGTGCGGTCTAATGCCTACCTTCGCCACTAACGATATTGATATTCTGCTCCAGCAGGTTTTCAATAGTGACTCGCTGATTCTGAGCTATTGCCCGGGTGGATATTGCGCGAGCAACCCGGCTCAAGGAACCGAGTTTCCGTGCATTAGGGCTTGGCAGCAATCACCCGGAAATGACACGCTTGTTCAAGGAACGTTAGCCGTACTGATGTCTAACCCTAAGTTTATGGTTGGGGTTGAGGATTATTGGGAAGTGGTGGACTGGTTTACCGGATCTTCGCCTGTGCCGAATGGGATCGATTTAGCGGTAAGGCGCATTCACCAACTCCTGCACGGAATCACGTTCACCGTTAACGGCTTTCAATATTTGGCGACTGCTAAATCTGCATCTATGCGGCAACCCGGCGCGCAGATCGAGGGCAAATATAGACCTTGGCAAGGATATTGGTTTGAGTTCAACGTTCAGCAAGCGAATTGATAGGAGAAAAAGACAATGGCAAAAGCAAAATATGAAGTTTTGAAACCGATCGGGATCAAGGGTGTGCATTACATGCCCAAGGCTAACGCGAAAGCAGAGCCGGTCATCGTTGAGATTGACCCGGCAGAGTACGGCGACACGCTTGATGGCCACATCAAGGAAGGCTATTTTAAGCCTTTGAAAGATGGTGATGTGGCAGCGAAGCCCAAGCCAAAGACCAAGACGCCGAAGGCCAAAGCAGCGGTTGCGCCCAAGGCGGAGGCAACTGTTGCCGAAGTGCCAAAGGTTGAAGCTCCTGCGGTTGCGGAACCGGCAACGCCCGCGAAGGCGAGATGACCTATGCGCAAATATAGGTTCGCCAACATGAACGACCGGCGGTTCTTGGTGGAGTTTTCTTCACCAAATGAGTTGGTACCGTTCGGGATCCGCGAGGGCGACCATAAGAAATGGGGCGCTTCGATTGTTCCCTTTGAGATTGAAGTTGATTCGAATGAAGCATGTTGGGGGATTGCCCAATGTAATAGCTACCAAGAGGCGCTTGATGGAGTCGAAAAGTATCTAGCGGCAAACAGTGGGGTTTGGGTCAATGAAGGTGTTTACACGGGATCACGATGAAACCAATAGACTGGCTATGGCTATCAATAGGATTCCCGTTTGGCATTGCCGTAGCATACGTTTGGGAGTGCTGGACGGGGAGATTTAGACATGGGTATTCAGAACCGAATCGTCCGCAATAAGATGCCAGAGGCGTTAGAAATGCTTCTGGTTGGTGCCCAAGCCTCGCAGTTGGCAGGTGCCAACGCTCACATGGCGGATATGATTCACGAGCTTACGGAAGAGACCAAGAGCGGAAAGCAGTACAAGGATTTACCGCACCGCTCTTCAGCCCCAGAAGAGGCACCGGCAGACCAAAGCGGCGAAGTTCGAAGTCTTGGCGAATACGAGCCCCTTATCAAGACATTCGAAGTCACCGAAGGCACGGACGTAGCCGGTCAGATCGGGGCCAAAGTTAGCGCTGGTGATGGTTCTGGGCTTGCCGAGTACTTGGAGTTTGGAACTTCGAAGATGGCACCGAGGCCGTTCTTTGGACCGGCGGAGGTTACGGGGGCCGAGGCGGTTGTGGTGGCGAATGAGGAGTTGGCGAAGAAGTTGAGCACGCTTTAAGATTTTCGTTTGGAGGAATATGGCAAATATTTGTTACGGTTCAACGACCATTGAGACAGTCTCTAAAGATGGAGACATGGAGATCACTCAGCGCGTTTATTGCAGTCTCGATACGCGCACAGAAACGGCTTTCGCTGTCCTGAAGGGGCTAAGTGGAGACGCTATTCTTGAGACTCACGCAAGGGCCGTGATTATCGAAACGTTAGGCGCGCGCCCGACGATTGTTACCCAGATTCAAGATGCCACGAAGGCGAGCTGATAATGCATACGATTTGGAAGTTTCCGCTCACGATTACGGATGAGTTCGATATGGTTTTGCCGGAAGGTGCAACCTTTCTGAGTGCCCAGCTTCAGAACAATGAGCCCATGGCATGGTTTCTACTTGACCCGGCTGCACCGATGGTCACAACGCCCTTCCGTATCGCCGGAACTGGGCATCCAGTGCCAGATCACGATAGGCTTCGCTACCTTACGACCTTCCAGAAGGATGGTCTTGTTTGGCACCTGTTTAGGGTGTTGATTTCTTCAAAGGGCTAAGTAACTCATTCACTTATCACTTATGGCACCGGGTTTGCCCGTTGCCGCGACTCACTTCGCCCAGCTTTTTCGCGTGGGCATTTTGTTTTAATGCTTATGCACGCTAGGCGAAAAGCCTAAAGGAATCTAAAATGGCACAGCTATGGTCTTTACTCCAGCCAACTTTTGGGCTGGAATCTTTGTCGGCTTACGGTGTAGCGGTTTCGCCTACCGGGATGCTTTCATGCATCAAGGATGGCAGTTTCGATCTGGGGCCTGAACAGTCGCGGGAAACTTCCGGTACGGCAGGTTATGGGCTCTTGACCCGTGATCTTTTGAACACTGAGCTTTCAAAAGGATCTTTCAAGTCCATGCTTGGCTATAGGGGCTTTGGATGGCTGATGAACTCCGGGCGCGGTGCATACTATCTGCTGCAGAATCCAACAGCGGGCGTTTACATTCACGTATGGGATTTGCTCCCGAACATTTCGAACGTAAACGAGGCCCAGTCTTATACATGCCAGTTGCTTGGCAATGACGGGGTTTCAATGCAGGCGAATGGTGTCGTGTTCGACGGCATCAAGATCGCTACGAGCCGCACGAAGCAGCACGACGTCAGTGTGAGCATGTTCGGGAATGCGATGTCCCAAACCCTCTCACCGGCAGGAACGACGGAAAGCAACGTTCAGGTAATCACACTCACGGGAACGCCAACCGGCGGAAGCATTCAGCTTCTTGTTCAGGGATCGGTGATCGTGATTGCTTATAACGCGATTGCGTCCACCATCCAGACATCGATTCGGTTGCTTGGCAGTTTCTACACGAACGCAACAGTTAGCGGTTCGATGGGTGGGCCCTGGACGGTCACGACCCCCGCTAGCACTGGCACGGAAGGGTATGGCCCAGTTCCCAAGTTCCAAGTCAATTATTCCGGACTAACGGGCGGAACTTCACCAACGGCTACGGTGGGAGTGACGACCGTTGGCGGCTACACGATGACGCCCGACATCACCGCGCAGCCTACGGACTTATCGGTTCAGTTCTCTTCGACCTACGCAGGGCTCGATAGCGCGCCAAAGGCTACATCTTCGCTCTTTACGACCGATTTCGATTTTGGCCCTATTCTGGACCAGATATGGACGCAAACAGCGGGGCTCTCTTCGCCTCAGTATCTAGCTCAAAAGAAAGCCGCTGACATTAAGGACATGATCACGGTGAACATGGCCTACGATACTGATGCGCAAAGTGTTGTTCAAAACCTGATGACATTCTCTCAGGCAGGGATTCCTACGCCGATGTTCTTGCGAGGGCTGTTCCAGGGACCTCTAATTCCAACAACCGCCTACTACAACACGATCCAAGTCGATATGGCTTGTATCGTGACATGGAAGGCCATGAAGGACTCTGATGGCAACATTTGGGGTGTGGACTTCGAATGCAATGCCCGGTATGACGCGGGAAGTGGTCTGTTTACCCGGGTGAGGTTGATCAACAACGTTCCCGACTATAACACGAGCTTCTAGGCCCCTGCGACCTATTCAACCAAGAGGATTTATCCCTTAAACGACCCACTTTCGCCTCGTTTCCACTCTTGGAAGCGGGGCCATTTTTGCTTTTAGGAACCTTATTTTATGCCCTCCATTTTAGAATTGCAGAATCATGTTCGTTCAGTCACGGTTACCGTGCGGGGAATCAAGATCACCCTTGAGGAGTATTTGTTTGCCGACACGAAGGAAAAGTACAAGGTTATCGGGGAAGCGGAGGCGGTGTACAGCGGCACGCCGAACTCTTCCGCGAATGCAAGTGAAGTTCTGGCGATGGACGATGCAGTTAGGGACCTGTATGCAAAGCGCGTATGCTCAAGGGTGAAGTCGTGGGATATTACTGATGCCAAAGGCAAACCTGTTGATTTGACGCCGAAAGCTATTGCCGCATCGGACGTCCCTTTTGAACTGATGCGCGATCTGCTTCCAGCGCTCACAATGGTGCCCATCGTCCCGGAAGGGAGCGCCTCGCCCTCGAACGGTTCTTAACGAATCTGAAGCGAGGTGTCGAGGCTTGGGTTGTAGATGGTCCATGCCCTATTTATTGCCCGGATTGGGTCCGGGCAGTGATGGTATGCAATGAGCATCCACGCGATATTCCTTATTTTTGGGGCGTTCCTGACCCTGACAACCCGCAATGGGGGCCCATCGTTTTGGACTTCCTCAACGCCTACAGACACGCCCAATACGAAGCCGACAAAGCCACTGAGCCAGGAAATAAGTAAATGCCCGTAACTGAATTCGAAACAATCTATACCGGGAATGCCACGCAATTCGTTGCAACGCATGAAAAGGTTACGGCATTGCAGGAGGAGTTTGTAAAATCTTCCAAGGCTGCGGCGGATTCGTTCTCTTCTGCCAAGTCGGTAACGGCATATAAAGAGATCGAAGGTGCGGCCGCAAAGGCAGCGACGGTCCAAACGGCGGCGTCAGCCAAAGTCAAAGAGGCGCAGATTGCAGCGACGGCAACAGTCAAGGCTGCCCAACTTCAAAGCGATGCAGCGATCAAGGCTTCCGATACTCAGTTAGAATCTACGAAGCTTAGGTCTGCTTCAAGAATCAAGGCTGCCAAACTTGCGGCCAATGCGGAGATCGTGGCTTCTGAGAACGCAGCGGCATCGAAGATCGAAGCAACTCAGCTAAGAATCGAGGCTTCCGAAAAGGCGTCACTGGCGCGAAGGGAGGCGGCACAACTTAGAGCGCAACAGCGTGCAAGTTCTTGGAGTGCGAAGGGCCGGGCGATAGGCACCGTCGGTAGTGCCATGACGATGGGGGTTACGCTTCCCGGGGCGGCCATCATTGGCTATTCCATGAAGGCGGCGATGGACTTCGAGCAGGAACTAGCCACAGTTCAGCGCCTTACCGGGCTCAGCGGCGCTTCGCTTGATGCCTTCGGCGAAAAGCTAAAGAAGCTTTCTGAGCAGATCCCGCATAGCGCAAAGGAACTTGCGGATACAGCTGGGCTGTCGGCTCAAATGGGCGTTCCGGCCGATCAGCTTGTTAGCTGGACCGAGATGGTCATGCGGCTAAAGGATACGAGCAAGGGGTTAAAAGATGTTAACGAGCTTGTCATGGACACCACGAAGTTCATGCAGGCGATGGGTATTCTTAAAACTGCCGAGAACCTAAAGAATATCGGCTCGATTCTTATTTCATTGCAGCCCGTCGGTGCTACGACTGAGGGCGAGATTCTTAGTCTCGCGCAGGCTAGTGCAGGGCTTGGCCACGCGATGGGCTTGACTGCACCTCAGATACTAGCGTGGTCCAATGCTTTAGCGGCCGTTGGCGTTCACTCCGAATCAGGCGCTACCTCTATTGGACGGGTAATGATCTCTATCGATAAGTCGGTTCGGTCTGGATCCAAGCAACTACAACTATTCGCCCACCTTTCGAGCATGACTGCGAAGCAGTTCACGGAGGCTTGGAAGACTGCGCCTTCTCAGACGATGGCGGCGATTATCGACGGCCTTTCAGGACTCAAGAAAGCAGGCGGCGATGTAGAAGGTGCTCTTGGCACGATGAGCAATCGCGGCGGCGCTGCGGCGATTCGAATGATGTCCAATCTATTGCCGCTTATCAATAATGCTGGCGGGGCATCGGATGCGTTGCGGCAGTCACTTGACCATGCTTCAACCGCTCAAAACAAACAGAACGATATCGTAGCAAAGTCGGCGCCCGTTTACGCGACGACCGAATCTAAGATGAAGATTCTGAGAGACCAGGCCGAGAATATAGCGATTACCTTGGGCGGCGATTTCAACCAGGCGTTCAAGGATGCGGCCCCGCTCATCAAAGACGTTCTCAACAAGGTCGATGATGCGGTTAAGGCATTTAGCAAGATGCCGCCTGAGCAGAAAAAGGTTGTTGAAGAGTTTGCGCTTCTGGCGTTTGCGATTGGGCCTATGGCTACGCTGACATCGAAGGTGATAGGGCTTTATGGTGCGCTTGCTAAGCTAACGGGCCTCGCGATAGGGGACGGTGCTTTTGGCGGCTTCCTGAAAGCGCTTGGTGTAGGTGCAGGCGGTGCGGCTGCTGGGCTGTTTCTTGCCGGAAACAGCGGCGGAACGGACGAGTACGACAGCATACACGCATACGAGCGGGCGCAACAGAATGCGGCCGATAAAGCCGCTGGGCGTTCGCAGACTTTTGGGGCTCTCCCGCCAATGGACGCGAAGGGAATCAAAGATAAGCATGACCGCACATTGGCGGAATACTACTTATCGATTCGCAACAATCAGCCCTATGCGGCGGCGCTTGGCGGCTTAGAGAAATCCATGGCCCAATCGCCAGACGGCACATTCAATTATGGTCCCCCATTTGGCAATGTATATCCGAAAGACTACTTCGCGGGCAAGAAGATCGAAGAAGCTTATCAAAAGACGCTAAGGCCTGCATCGACGGAGCATTACGGCCCGTTTAGCCCCGATGTCGCTAACAATCCTGCCTTCAACCTTCGCAGTGCAAGAGGAGGCGGCTTGGCACCAGGAACGATCATCAAAGACGACGGAACAATTGTTCCGCCAAGTGCTTTAAGTCGAATCCCCTATCTGTCGGATTTTTCTGGTTCCATCGGCCCAGGTGGCAGTCGTGGGGACTCGGCATTTGTAAACAAGATCGCAGGCGATATGGCCAAACCGCCAAAGAAGCATAAGAAAACCGATGCCGAAAAAGATGCAGAAGAGATCAAGCAAAGGATTGAGGATCAGAGGCGCGAAGTCGCCGCAAACAAGACTCCGCTTGAAGCCGATAAATATTCACTGACCACTTACGGCGTCCCTTATTCGAAGCTGCCAAAGGGCAGCGACAAGCGCAAGGACGTTGGACTTCATACGGACATTACCAACTCTGACGCCATGGACAAGGCGAACGAAGGCTGGGAGAAGTTCTGGGAAAAAGCGGTCGAGTATGCCGACAAGCAAAGAGAGAAGGCTGAAAAGAGCGCAGAGTCTGTAGACAAGGCGAACGATTCTTGGTTGAAGATCTTCGACAAGGCTGCTGAGGAAGGCACGAAGCTTAACGACAAAGCCAAGGAAAAGGCCGATAAAGCCGTTGAGGAGTGGGATAAAGCATTCACGAAGGGATACGAGAGCGGCGAGAAACTCCAAGAAAAACAGGCCGAAGATTGGTCCAAGTATCTTGAAAAGAGCACTGAAGCGGCCCAAAAGCTATACGACGAAAAGCTAAAAACCTACGAGGATAAGGTTAAAGCGTTCTCATCGGACCTTACCGGTTCCTTCATGCAGGTTGTGGAGCATGTGGAGGTCCACGGCGGCCACGGGCTAGGGAAGGATATCGGCCAAACCGCGAACCAGTTCGCTAGAAATCAGGGCAATAAGTTCTTGTCCGATAAGCTTCAGGGCGGATTGGAGAAAGTGACGGGCGGCCTGTTTGGCGGAAAGCCGAAAGACCCAGTAGCGGCCCAAAACCTCAATACGAGTTGGCTTGAAAAGAACACTCAGGCATTAATTCAGCTTATCAACTCGTTAACGGGTGGTTCCGGCTACGATGGCACGGGCCTTCCTGGCGTGCCGGGTCTTCCTGGTCTTGGAATCCCAAGCATCATTGGCAGCGGCGGTGGGCCACTCGGTAACGGCGGCGGCGGTCTCTTGAGTTCGCTATTTGGCCTTGCGGGGGGCGCGGGCGCTGGAGTAAGCGGTTCGGCGGTTGCGGCGGCATTGCCAGGTGTTGGCATCCTTGGGGCGTCCGACAGGCCTCACGTGACCAACAACACGACGACCGTCAATCACAACTACACAACCCCTAGAACCCAGAACGCGAGGACCGACGCACAAGCGGCGGCGAATACCCATAAATCCATCAAGAGGGTTATTGGAAAGGCAGGATAGGATTTTTCAGTTAGGAGAAACAAAAATGACAAGACGTAACTTTTTCAGCGCCACATTTGGCGCGCTATTTGCCACTGCGGCGGCGGTTGTTGGGGCGAAGGTGCCAGATACCGGATGGTCCAGATTTAAGCCGTTAAAGGCATATCGTGGCTCGACGCATGTTTTGATTGAAGGCGCGACGCTTAGCCGCGCGACGGTTCGGGATGAATACACATTCAATTTTGCCCGCAAAACTTTTGAAGGGGAGTTTCTTCACATAATGGCCGACAGTCACGCGTTTGCTAAGGTGATCTTTTGTCACTCTCTCAGCGGCAAGCGTGAAGAATTCATATTGGACTGTTACGACTTTGGCAACATGATTCCGCGAACGCTATCAGTTGAAGAATTTGAAGCACGGAATGGCATTATTCTCGATGGAGATGGTGTATGGAGTGCGTCTGCGGAGGATGCGGCGGCAATGCAGCGAGACAAGGCGCTAGATGAAGCGAGAGACGCGCTCAATAAGCTCATTGGCCAAATGAAGCCACTTCCACAGGTTTAACCCATGATAGTCGATAACGTTGTTTTATCTCCCAGCTGGGTAACCGGTTGGGAGCGGGAATTTGTGATGGAGTCGGCGATTGCGGACGTGGCATCGGGGGCGAGCTACGCGAGGCAGCGGTGGCCTTATCCAAAGCGTCAGTTCGTGATTCCTTACGGGAACATGAGATTTGACGCGAGTGCTTCGCCGAACTCGCCCAGCGTCGGCGAGCTTTCCAGCTTTATCATGCGCCGCGGCGGCAATGCGCGGGGTTTTTTGGCCTGGGATTTGTATGACTGCCTCCTGAATGCGGTCCAGATCGGGATTGGTGATGGAAGCACGGAGCAGTTCCAGATCATCCAGCCTTTTGGGGATGCATTCAACTCGTTTAACAGGACCATTTACCATCCAGTGCCGAGCGGAACGGATGTGCCGGGCCAGATCGTGGTTTCTGCAGGCGGCAACACAACCGCGCCCATGACGGTAACGGTAAACGCTGTTGCGAAGACTGAGAATACCGATTACGCCGTCGATTACGCCGCTGTGCTGTCCACCTGGCTTACCGGAACCACTTACGGGCTTGCGGACTATGTGACCCTCAACGGTGTTCGCTACGTGTCGCTTACGGCTGGAAATGTTGGCAATACACCATCTTCATCCCCTAGTGATTGGGCGGTTTCCACCTTTGGGCTGATGACATTCTTTACGGCTCCTGGCAACGCCGACGCGATTCTGGTTACCTGTTTGGCTTACACGCCCGTTAGGTTCACTGACGATAAAATATCGATGGACGCGGATTCCATTTCAGTGAAATCCAACGTGAGCCTGATCGAACTGTTTTACTCCTAGAGGGTTTTATGCCAAGAAACGTTAACGGCACTCTGTTCAGCATCCAGACGCGTTGCTACGCCTTCCTATTCAACCTGCCGAATGGCACCCAGTATGGCCTTACGGACGCCTCTGTGCCATTTACTTACCTAGGCGTGAACTTCTCGCCCATGCAGGGCGGCGAAGCCTCTAACCTGTCTCAGGAGAGCGGGACATCAACCCAGAATATGGAGATCAGGAGTCTTTTAGAAGATTCGCTAAACCTGATCACAAAAGCGGACTTGACAAGCGGCCGCTATGAAGGTTGCAACGTTTGGGTTTACGAGGTTGACTGGACGAACCCTAGCGCCAATAACATGATTGTCGGGCGCTACCGCATGCAAAAGCTAACCTTGCGGGACGTGGACTGGTCTAGCAGCCTTGTAGGGATCGAGGACCTGCTGAAGAATCAGATACACCGCGTAATGGAGAGCAAGTGCGATAGAAAGCGCTTTGGCGATAAGAGCTGCGATCCTACCCAGACATTGAGGGCGGCTTTAACGTTTGGTCTCCCAGTTTGCCAGGTGCCGAGTCTGTTTACGGTGGATTTCGACGCCTCTGCGTTAACGGGACCATCTGCGCTTGCCGGGTTCTTTGCTTCCGGGGATGGTTTGTGGACAGCGGGCAACTCGGATACTGTAGCTTTTGAGATCAAGCAGCATTTCGCCCCGCCGATTCCTACTTGGCTTACCGGTTCGACATATTCGACGGCTGCCTATGTCGTGCATTCCGGATCGGTTTACATCTCTCTCGTATCTGGCAATACCGGCAACACGCCGGGCTCATCTCCGGACTGGCTTGCGGTGCCAACAAACCCTACGAATGTCGCGCGGATTCTGCTTGCTACGCCGATGCAGTTACAGGTTCAGGTTGGCGATACCGCCAACCTTTGCTGGGGCTGCGATAGGATGTTTTCCACTTGCCAAGCGGTTCAGACTGTTTCGCCTTTTGCGAATAACTTGAACTTTGGCGGCTTTCCTGGTCTGCCCGATCCCGATTTGGTTAAGCAGGTTGGAAGACAGGCGACTGGGTGATATGGGCCAACTACCTCCACCGCCTCCAAGGAAACGTGATAAAATGGGAGTACCCGCAAGTCGTCCAATGGGTGTTTATTATCCTCCACGAAACTATAGGGAACGACAGGAACGCATGAACAGTTTCGATTTCTCTCTGCTTGGCATTCCACTAGCATGCATTTGGCGGCGCAATCGCTACCAGATTTATGACCTTCGTGACCAGAAGAACGACGGATGGGGGCAACGCGTTTACGTTTGCCAAACAAAAGAGCAGATCATGGCTTGGGCTGAACTATGCCTTTTCTCAATGGAGATTAAACCAATAGGCATGATTGGTGACTACCCCGATAAGTTTAAGAGCGGTGGAGAACCAGACGGGGCAGCGCCTACGCGGGTGCCAGTTACGATGCTTCATAGTCCT